AAAATGAAATTATCTGATCAAGCAATGGGAGCCATTATGATGGCGCTTCAAAAATCCCTCATGGAACAAACGGACATTGTCCCTGTTCTTAAAAACTTCGAACTTCAGCTTATGGATGACGGAGAGCTATTAGTAACAAACCCTCCGGTTGTTAAAGCTGATAAAAAGCCTGTAATTCTCACAGGTAAAGAGGATTAATGCCTCGTTATTTTTACGAATGCTCAAAGTGCAACAGTCAATTTAAGACTGTTCACGGCATGAGCGAAACACAAGACCACTGCGAACTGTGCTTCTCATCCAGTTGTCTTACACGAATACCTCAGATTACCAGAACCCTCAAGCCGATTTCTGATGAGGAAAAACGAGTTCATGAAGCTATCAAAGAAAACAAACAAATTCTTGATGCTATGGATAAAGAAGCAAGGAACCAAACTTATGACGATTAACATTGCACTCACACTTGGTCTAATAATGTCCACAATACTTAACCTTTTTGGTCTCTGGTATGTCCGAGCACTACTAGGTAGACTAACTTGGATTAGTGAGAACATTAATGATCTGGTGCAAATAATTGAAGTATACAGAGCAAACCTACAGGGTGTGCACAATTTGGAGCAGTTTTATGGAGATCAACAGATCAAAGATCTAGTTCTCCACACCGCTTCTCTTCTTGATGTTTTGGAAGATTATCAAGAAGCGGTTCTAATTACGGAACCAATAGAATTTATAGAAGATGAGTCGGAAACCCCAACACAGGAAAAATTAAATGCCGAGACCCAAGTCCAAGAAGAACATGTATTTTACGCAGGTTCACGAAGACGCAATAGTTGAATATTGCCAACCAAATACAACTTTCTTAAGAAGATCTGAATTATATGAGGATCTCATTCAACCCGCTTTCAACGAAATGGTTGATAAGATTGTGTTTACTTATAGATTCACAACATTACCAAACATTGATGAATTGCGAAATGATTGCAAAGTATGGCTAACCACTATTTTAGCAAAGTATGATCCAAATAGAGGTTCTAAAGCCTTCTCATACTTCTCAGTGATAACTAAGAACTGGTTCATTCATCAGGTTAAGAAGACCACTAAGCGTGCCAAACGAGAAGTGGAATACGAAAAGGTTGGAAAAGAAATTAACGATGCAATGCAGACCTCTAACAACCCAATTGTAGAGGGATACATAGAGAAAGAATTCTGGCAAAATTTCCACAAAGAGATTGACTCTTGGGATTCTAAGAAAATGTCTGAAAACGAATTGGCGGTATACAATGCGATTCGTCAACTATTTGCATCTGTTGACGAACTAGACATGCTGAACAAAAAGGCCATTTATCTTTATCTCCGAGAGATTACTGGATTAAACACTAAGCAAATTGTATCACAGCTCAATAAAATGAGAAAAAGATATAGAATCTTTCGCAAGAACTGGGATAATGGTAAAATCTAGACGCACCTATTTACGGTATGAGTAAAAAAATAGATAAATACATCGACGAGGTTGTTGAGAACATTCGCAAAGATCGAGAAGTTACCAATGACCTTTTAAAAGATGCCATCGGCTATTTAGCCAAAGACGAATCAAGGCACCGTGACATCGGCCTTGTTCTATCAAAGTATGTTGAAACATTACAGCGATCAAACGAGCAGCTAGTGAAGATTACTTCTTTAATTGCAAAAGAAGAGACAAAAGTGGAAGGCTTAACAGAGAAGGACATGGAAGAAATTTATTCCGCTATAAAGGGCGAAGAATAATGGCTTCAATAAGCAATGCTATAACGGCTGCTATGGAGTTTCTAACAAGTCCTGTTTCTTCTTACAAGTTTCGTAAGAGTATACAAGATGAATCATTAGAAAGAACCCTGACGGATGTGATAAAACAAAGATCCATCCTTCAGGGTATAATAGTATCTGATGGGGACCAATCAACTGATAATACGATTTCGCAAGAAGCACAGCTAGATGGCAAACAAACTGGTGTTTACAGAGCAGCAAAAGTAAGGATTTTAGGAATTCATGATATGATTTTGCCTGATCCTGTTGCATTCTTTAAGCAAAAAAAAACTTATAACCAAATTGAAAGATTAATTGAGTGTCATCCAATCATTTATTCAAAAAACAAAGTTGAAGGTGGAACCTCCCTAAATAGAGGCTCCATAGTTGAAATAGAATTTGTTGATGGTATACCAAGATTTACTCCAACTGGTGGCTCTAATAGTGATTATTTTAGAATTTCTATTCCGCCGGAAGCTTCTCTCAATACCAAGCCCTCTGGACCAGCACAAGCAGCATTTGATAACCAGAGCGAAATCGTAACGATGGAAGATATAACTGTCCCTGTTGGATGGAAACTTAGTACAAAATTAACCAATCAAGGAAAGACAGCCACACCTGCTATGATTTCATTTTTAGATAGCTTCGCAAGGAACCTTCAAACATACACAGAGTTCAAAGGATATGAAGTAGTTGTAACTTCTGTGCAACGGACAATCCGCGAACAAGCAATTGTGGTAGTAAATGGTGTGGATAGTAATGCTAATTGGTGGCCCTACAAAAAACCGTATTGGAAGCCGTTTAGAGAAGCGGCTAAAAGTGATCAAACTCGCGAAAACAGAATTCAGAAGTTAGAAGAACTCATAAGGAATGCAATTACTAATGATAATAGATACATGTCCGAACACTTGAGAGCCGGTGCCATGGATTTAAGAACAAAGAACATTCTCGGTGGTGATGTTGCCACAAAACTAGCAAAGTTCAAAAAAGCAGCGGAAGACACCAAGCTAGCAAAATCAATCCAAATTGAATATTATGAAGAAACCACTTTCCGAGATCAAAAAGCAAAAAGAGATGCCGAAGGCACACCGGCTAAAAACGAACATATGCACTTGAATTTATTACAAAGTACAGCCGGAGAATAAAATGCCAAAACAAAGCCCCGTATTAAATAAATCAACTATTGAAGAAGAAGAGCTTATAGAGCTTGGCAATCTCGTTGGTGCTTTAAACACTGAAGTTCCAACAGAAAGAGAACCAACATACGAACAAGCACAAGCAGAGATAGTGTTGCCCTTGGCTAGAAAAAGAGGAATGAATTCCAGAATAATCTTAGGAAAAGATCGGCTATCCACATTCTCTTCCGGTTATGGTGGAAAAGGCACTCCTGCATCTAATGCAATCGATCTAGTGGTTGGCTTGGGTTCTTCTTATAGAGATAAAGGCTTGAGCTTGGATCAAGATACCGTTGTTGGTAAAAACCCATTTACCGACGCAGCCAGAATCTATATTTCACAAAGAACAGACCTAGACACAGCCTTTGGCATAACCGAAGGAACCAAATTTGCTATTGATAAGCCACAGAGATCAAGTGGTGGAGGGGTATCCGGAATAGGAATAAAAGCCGACACAGTATTGGTAGTGGGCCGAAGAAATGTGAAGATAAAAGCAGGAAAGTCTGATGCTGTAAGTCTTGGAAAAGATGGAGAAACCGATGCTCATGGAAGAAAGATAGATACTGCTGATAATAAAATAGAGCTTATCGGAGCCCAAGGCTTAGAGCTAGAACCTATGGTATTAGGAAACAAACTAGCTTCTGCTCTAGAGAAGATGAATGCTTCAATAAACAAAAACAACCTATCAATACAAAAGATGATTTTAGAAATCATGCAATTGAGATTGATGCTAATCTTACACATTCATGGCGATCCACTAACCGGAGTAACACTTCCATCACCGGATTTGGCTATTGGTCTGATAAACAAGCTACCTAAAGATTTGCAAGACCAAGCAGAGGGTTACATAGACGCATTAAATAAAATAATCGATGATCTAAACACATCCCAAATACCAAACAAAGATAGTTACATTCTAAGTAAGACTGTATTTACAACCTGAGAAAAACAATGGCGGAATCAAAATTTAAAAATCTTCAAAACGAAGTGTGCGAACTACCACCGGAGCCACCAAGTTCTGTAAAGGTGTGCCCAACTTGCACAATCGATCCAGATTATGTTGAACCCACTTGGTGGGAGACAACAGATCCGTATTTAAATCTTAGTGTTTGTGAATATCAAGTAGCGATACTTTCTTCCGAAAATCCCAGAAATTTATCACAAGCGGAAATAAACTATTTAGCACAAAAGTCCGTTAAAAAAGGGATTAGAAAAATTCTAAGACAATACTCTAAGCTTGAATTAGATTCGGTTGTTTGTGCTTTCCCTCCTAAGAGATCCTCACAGGTTTGCAGATTGTACCTACCACCAGAACTGATAATTCAGTTGGATGAAATTGAAAGCCTATCTGGCCAAATGAAATCAGATGTTGACTACAATAAGCAAGACCCTGAGAATCGTTTTAATCTAGAAGCATTAGAGATCAAAGCGTTCGTTAAAGACATCTACTATGGTGATAGTTTCGAAAGATTTCAAATTCTAGTCTCAATCCCAGCAGAGGCAATTGATGTGTTGGTCAATGCCCCGTTCGGTGACGAGGAACAGGATGAGATAGAAGTAAACACTCAAACTGATAAAGTCGTGGTATTGGACGGACGAGCATTCAAGAATAACATCCTTCAGATGAAAGCGATTTTTAAACTTTATTCCAGATACCAGTCTCTATATTACATGCTTCAGCGACTTTCTTTATTACAGGATGTCGGCGACACTACTAAGAAATTTAGACTTACAAAGTTTCCAAATTTATTTGAAAAGTTCAAAGATTCTCTAGAGGAGCTATTAGAAGACAATAATTACAAATTGCGTCGTCGCAAAGGAGTAAGAACCGCTCATAAGATAAAGATTGTTTTTGACAAAAGAGACCCCACAAGGCCGTATCTTATCAAATCAATTCAGGCTAAGTATAAGGGGTGTCCATATAAGAAACTTAGAGGTCTAGGTTCCTTTCGCGAAAAAGAAGAGGTCAAGAATCAAACCCTCATGCACTACATTTCAAATTTAAATGATATGTTGAGCGAAATCGAAAATTCATCTGAACCTGTGCCGTGGCTGGATTTTGTAGCGGACCATACTTACCCACCTTTGACAATAGACTTTGGCTCTGTTGACTCTACCAACGAAGAGCTTGATTCCTGCATTAGCGACACGTATTTATCAGAAATCAGAGATGGTTTGCTGGAAGAGGCTCTAAGCTTTAGAGAAATGATAGAATTCACTTTCAGTACACGCAATTGTCAAACCATTGAAGAATACAGAAACAACAACTTGGTAACTAAAACCAAAGAAAAAATAAAAAAGGAAAAGCTAACAAAAGAACAGCGAACCACCAGAAGAAAAAATCGTAGAATAGACAAAGAAGCTGTTAAGCAAGAGAAACAAAGAATACAGTCATTTATTACTGCCCGCGAGGAGCAAATTTTAAACTTTGATTTCTCTAATCCAGAGGCATTAATCCAAGGATACGTTGATCTCGAAGCAGTTGATGATGATTTGGAAATTGTAAAAATCCTAAAAACAGAGGTAAAAGCCCTTAAGTCTATTATAAGTAATGCCAATAGGGCCCTGTCGGGACTTCTACTAAGTGTTGATGAGAGAACTTCTGAGGTTGATCTTTATGAACAAGCCACGCTTAGATTTGTAGAGGAACAACAACAGATTCTTAATTTAAAACAAGAAGAACTGAAAGAGTTAAAAAGAACACAAAGGCACACAAAATTCCCAGTTACAGAAGCATTGTCTTCCGAAAATTTAAAAAGACTATGGGCCGAAGCCAAAGGCCCAGAAACAGAGGAGCCCTCATTAGCAAAGAAGCTTGCCGCTCGTGCTAGCACAGAAGGTAAGGCACAAAGAATATCAAAAAATGCCGGCAGAAGTTTAATTTCAAAAATAAACCCATGCAGTTGGGAAGGGGTTCTATTTGATGTAATAGAATGCTTGCTCGGTGGCATGTCACTAGCAGAGGCTATACCGATAATTGTAAAATCTACACTAAGTAAGACTTCGCCATTTGTATTGCAGAAGGTTCTACAAGGACTACCACCAGAAACTCAACTTGAAGTCGAAGAGAAAGTAAAAGAAGAATTAGCAAACATTTCTGCTGATGCCGCTGCTGCATTTAAGACTCCTTGGGATGCGGCAAGCGAACAAGCAGCAAAAGAAGAACTATTCGATAATACAGCAGATAGAGATAAGCAATTGAACGATCTTAGTGAAACTGTCGAGATAGTTTTTGATGCATATGTAGAAGCAATTATAGAGCTGGCAGGTATTGACCGATTGGTTGAGATGCTTGATAAGATTCCCGGTGCGAATGTATTCAAAAAAGTGTTTCTACAAGCTGCATGTCCGTCTGTCAACAATCTGACAGTTGGAATAGACGATCTATTTGGCTCTCTTAAGATTGGCTTTTGTGAAGATGGAGCCAATGGCTATATCCTACCAGAAATACCCAATTTACCTTCTTTGAGAATGATTGGTGTTAAAGGTGTGATAAACATCTTATTACAGGAATTCAGAGAAAAAATTGTTGAGCTAATAGATAAGCTGATTTTAATTCTTTTTGTTAAAGTTTTGGAACTATTAGACAATTCGCTATGCAGATCAATAGGAGCATTGGGCTCTTTGTTGGCAAACCAAATCTCAGGTCAAGATACGACTAGAAATGGCCTGTTAGATGCAATAAATGATGCGTTTTGTAACTTTGATGGAAATGCTAATGATACACAGGATGATTTACTAAGCCGAGCAGGTATGCCAGATTCTGCTAAATCATCAATTGCAAATAGTATCTCTAGAGCAATGTCTCCAAATGAGATTAAACAAGCACTTTTAGATTGTTCCTCAGTGCCATCTCGTGTATGGAAAGCAATTTATGCAATCATACAGGTAACTTATCCAGATCTCTTAGAAATTATAAACGGCCCTGATGATGTAAAAGAGATCTTTTGTATAATGGGTTCATTATTATCTCCAGAACAAAGAGGCCGTTTAGAAGATAGTTTTGACACTGAATCTCCTCTTGCAAATAGACCAATGGATAATAGTATTTGTCTTACAAATTCAGAAAGAGTGGTATGGGATCAAAGAAGAATAGAGTTTTATCAAAATGACGGCTTGGATTCTGATGCCGCTGAAGATTTTGTAAATGGCCTTAATGATAAAATGTTATCAGATTTAGCAGACCTAATGGACTTGCTTGCAAATGGCCCTGAAGGGGTCTTGGAAGATCTTTTTGGAAAAGCATTTGAACCAAGCCCTGATCCGGAGTGTATTGAGAGTTTAAACATCCTACCTCCTCCACCAGAAGAAATAAAGCAACTCCAAGCACAGATTTCTGAAGGTATCTTTGGCACTCTTTCAAGTGCCTTCACAAGAGATATGATAGGTCACAGGCATGCATTTATTGATAACATTTTGGCAGATTCTCGTGGAAAAAGACTAACCGGTTTTCTCCAGCATGAATCAAGAGTTGGATTTGATTTATTGTTCCCTAATGCAGCAAATTCGATTGAAGATCATAGGGACAAATACGATCAATCCGGATACATAACGAAAGCCATCATGGCCCAAAAGCTTTTTCCGGAAGACACATTTGAGGGCAACCAAGAAACAGAAGATGGAATAACAACACCGGAAGCAAATCATCTTTTTCCAGATACCATTTCAATCTATGCCAGAAAACAGCTTATGGACTCCACACAGGAAATAGAATTCACAACAGGTCCGGATAGTCCATCTTTTATTTTAAATTTCAAAGACATTAGCGAAAAACCCGAAGATTATGAGTTTGATAAAGGTTTTAACTTAGTTTATAAAAACAATACGAATTCAGATGATAGCTTTAAAAGAGACGGATTATACGTTATAAGAAAAACAGACCTGAACAGAATAAAAGATAACAACATTCAAAGAACTCGCGATTTTAGATTAAGAATACCTTATGGGCTTGAAAATAATAGTAAGCTCGTACAACAAATAGATTCGGGAGAGAACACATTAAATCAACCGTATGTCAATTTCCTATTCTCAGAGTATATCAAGAGAACTTGGTCTCGTGCTGGTGTCAACAACTTACAAAATACAGATACCCTTTATGACAAAATGAATACAGGAATTGCCGGACCCCTTATACACTCTCTTTTAGAAGATTCCAGAGAACCAGATGGGATTCCTACTGGTTTTAGATTTGGCTACAATAACGATAAAATAACATATGAAGATTTGTTATATGTGAATCCCGAAGCCACCGACGATACAGATACTTGGGAATATACATATGAAGAAGAGGACAAGACCTTGGGCAAGTCCGCAACAGGAAACAAAAGAGTTAAATTCTTAGATCCGGCAAAGTACGGAGGCAGATACACAAAACCAAAACTGTATCTTGAACCAACCGAACATGATGGATGGTATAGAGTATTGCAAATAGTAGTCCCAGAACTTGATGGATGTGATCCAAGAAGATCGGACTTTCTTTATCTAACAGAAATCTCAGATAAGGTTTCTAGTTTGCAAAACACTCTGCCAACGGATAAAAGAATGGAATTAGATGAATCCTGTACTCAAGAACCAGCATTTGATAAACTTTTATCACCAAGTAGCACTGCCTACATGGAAGGTGTTATTACTGCAACCATAAGAGCCTATTGCTCTGAGGCCATTTTAAGAACGATGCCGATGGTTTCACAATTAAAGCTAGACTTTAAAAGAAATTATGATGATGCTTTTTTATCTTTGATAGTAGAGAAGATGGAAGAAGAAATGACAGAGCAGGGCGGCATTGGCGACGGGTTTACATTTTCAAGAATCAAAGAGTATACATATTGGCTTCTATTTTTAGAGCAGGTTGTGCAATCATCTTATAGAAAAGTCAAAGAAGGAACTTTGCCGAGAGAACCTTTGTTGCTAAGTATGCTGCGTGACACCAATAGAATCTCCAAGAACTATCTCAGACCAGAGTTAGAAGACATAAGATTGATAAGAGCAATAGGATCTTATTCATTAGATTTTGAAGGGAACATAGTCGCGGTACAATTCAAGCGCAACCAGTCCTCTCAAAAGGCACAGAATAGGGGAATTCGTCTGCTAAATGCCCTTGCTTTTGGTGCATACGGAAAAGACTATAGGGATACACTACTTAAGAAAAAGAAAGACGAAAGAAGAGTAAGGATCAAGGTTCTTAGCCTAAAAAGACTAAAAACGATCACAAGGGAATTTGACCTACACAACAGCATGATGCTTAGTAAGTCAATTTTAAGATTTCACATAAGAGCAGAACTAGAAGGTTATTCTGATAAGCTAGATGAATTCTTCGTCCCGCAGCCTTATATCTTTGATCTTAGCAAATTTTTTATTGGTGCTAGCAACATTTGTAAAAATCACACAATACAAGCTGGCCTTTCGGAAGTCGAAAGACCGGTAGGGGAATCCTCTCTTCCGTATGGTGACATAAATGAAGTAGTACAAGATCCTTCTGTACAAAATCCTTTAGAGGATTTAGAAATTACAGATGAGATCAAAAACAATGGAGTTTTCTTTTTAGAAAAGTATGCAGTGGTGACACCCAAAGGAACCAGAAGCAGTAGTTTCACAACACTTCTAAATGGAGTGGTTTCAATAACAGAGCTACAAAGTGAAATAAGAAACTTTCGTGGAGATAAAGAAATATTAATTTCCGAAGCGCTTGGAGATGCAATAGAAGTATTAGATGAGAATGGAAATGTATTAACTTATGACGGCAGCATTGGTATTAAGTTTGGAGTCAGGTTATGTTATGCACCTCCGAGCAATTTTGCTGTTCCAAATGCAATTGAATTTGACAGAGCATTTAAAGCCAAGCCTGTGGAAGGTTACGCCGGCTCTGCTCATTATTTTCCAATTGCAAAGTTTGAACAAGATATAATAGACAGAAAGCTTAACGAAATAGACCTACAAGATACGAATCTTGGTGAAGACCTAAAATGTTATGTTGACAAGCTTGTTTCTACAAGCGAATTTGACCTTGTTATTAACAATCTTCTGATAACCAGAAGGATTTCCGGATTAATGTCAATTTATATGTATGATGCCTTTATAGATTCACTAGGCTTAGATTCATCAGAAAGAGAAGAAGGCTCGGAGAATAGAGGAAACCAAAAATGGAAAGGAAACATTCTGGATGATACAAAAGACCAGTGTAGAGCGCTTTTCGCCTCTTTTTATCGCTCAATGGACTCTGACGACGACAGTCTTGATGAGACAAAAGAGAAAAATAGGAAAAAGCTATTCTCTAATTTACTTCCCAATGGCTTATTTAATATAGATAGATCTGTAAAGTGGTGGCAACTCCGTAGAAGATTAGAAGATCGACCATTTAATAAAGATGGCGAAGATTGTGTAAATGACTTAGCAGAGATTTTTGGAGGATAAGTATGGCTATAAAGAATATAACAGTTGAGTTTCCACTCAAAGTAGGACCAGAGGGCTATTTGGTATCTATAACAGAGGAAAATGTTGCTGAATCAATAAAATTTAATCTTAAAAACATTTTGTTAACGATTCCGGGAGAAAAGCTCTCCGACTCTAATTTTGGTGTTGGCTTATTGAGATACTTATTTTTAAATAACAACGAGGATTTAAAGCCTCTCAAATTCGTCATCAGAGAACAGATAAAGAGATATTTCAATGTTTTTAGCAATTTGGACATTGAAACCGACATAAGCCGAATGAATGAGCAAGTTTTAAAAGTAAAGCTTGTTTATGTGATAGATGAAATTAAACTATCGGACGAGTTGGAAGTTGAAGTTTCTCTGTGAAATTAACGAGCAAACTATTTATTTTTGATGTGAAGGAATCTGCTACATGCCCAAAAACAAAAACATACCTATAAAATATACAAATAGAGATTTTGATACAATCAAGCAAGACTTGATAGATTATGCAAAAAGATACTACCCAAATACTTACAAAGATTTCAGTGATGCCTCATTTGGTTCAATGGTTTTTGACATGGTTGCATACGTCGGAGATAACTTATCTTTTTATTTAGATTACCAAGCGAATGAATCATTTCTAGATACATCTGTTGAATTTTCTAACATACGAAAGCATGCTCGGTCTATGGGCTATTCATTTGCTGGTGTACCTGTGTCTTATGGCTTGGCATCATTTTTTATCTTGATACCTGCTAATGCAGATGGAAATGCACCAGATCCTCTTTACATACCAACTTTAAAGAAAAATACATCTCTTCGATCAGCTTCTGGTGTATCCTTTTTGCTATTGGAAGATGTTGATTTTTCAGATCCCAAAAATGAAGTTGTAGAAGCACAATACAATAGTACAACTGGTGGCGTTACTTATTATGCTATTCGTGCCTACGGCCAAGTCTCATCAGGTAAACTGCAGTCAGTTGATATTAATCTGGTTAATGCTTCGTTTGAAAAATTTAGAAAAGTAAGAATAGGCGCCTCCGCTATTTCAGAAGTAGTAAAAGTCGTCGACTCAGAAGGAAATGTCTATTACGAAGTAGACTATTTGAGCCAAGAAACAATCATGATAGAAACAACAAACCCAACTGCTTTGTCTGATGGCGTAAGATCTATTATGAAACCATTTGTAACAGCAAGAAGATTTATTATTGAGCAAGATAATACCGGAACTTATTTACAATTTGGCTTCGGATCGGAGGATGACGATGATTCTGGACTAGCAGACCCCTCAGCGGTTGCGTTGAATCTCCATGCTAGGGATGCGATAACTGCCACGTCTATTGATCCTTCAAAACTATTAGGGACTGACAAATTTGGAATCTCTCCTTATGGAACCACTCTGAAGGTAATTTATCGGGTTAATGACTCAACAAATGTTAATGTTGGTGCAAACCAGCTTGATAGAGTTATTTCGCCTGTTGTAAAATTCAATGACCCAACAAGTTTGAATTCTGCCACAGTGGCATACATAAGGGGTTCTCTCGAAGTTACAAATGAAGATCCAATAAGTGGACAAACAGTCGAGATCTTATCAGATGAGCTTAAAGTTAGAGCAAAGAACTATTATGCCACACAGAACAGAGCAGTTACAAAACAGGACTATGAATCGATTGCATATAACATGCCAAATAAGTTCGGGTCAATAAAAAGAGTTAATGTGGTAAACGATCCTCTGTCAACAAATAGAAAACTAGCCCTGTATGTTATTTCAGAAAATCAAAATGCAGAATTGATAACTACAAGTGCAAGAATAAAAGAAAATTTAAAATCTTGGCTAACACAGTACAAGTCTATAAACGATCAGATGGAAATCTTTGATGCAAAAATAGTAAATTTTGGAATAGATTTCGAAGTATCGGTTGATAATAGATATAGTCGTGATGAAGTGATCACTAATGCCATAAATAATTTAGCGAACAGGTATTCTCCAAAGTTTTATATAGGAGAAGCCATCTACTTAACAGAGATCTATAACATTCTGGTAAAGACAACTGGAATTATTGATGTTAAGAAGGTTGAGGTCTTCAATAAGTATGGGGGAAATCATTCCTCGATTCCGTTTGACTTTGACAAAGTTAGTTCAAAAGACGGCTCATACTATAAAATTCCAAAAAACGTGATCGTTGAATTAAAATTTCCAAATGAAGACATAAAGGGTGCCGCCAAATGAGTATAAAAAGATACACAGCAATAGCAGATAACACAATCACAAATGCCTTTGAGAGCGATTTGTCCACCAGAGCTACTGGGTCAAATGCCGGAGCAGCCGATGTAATAGAGATTTTTTCAATTTATGGTCAAGCGACAACTAGCTCTGCTGAGGCATCTAGAGCACTTGTACAATTTGACACATCACAGATTTCAGCTGATAGAACCGCTGGATTAATTCCGGCCAATGGGTCAGTTTCGTTTTATTTAAAAATGTTCAACACTGAACACATCGAAACAACACCAAGAAGTTTTACATTAGCTGTACAAGCAGTTTCACAGTCTTGGGAAGAGGGGAATGGATTAGATCTTGATTCTTATACTGATTTAACTTATAACAACATAGGTTCAAATTGGATAAAAAGATCAGGCAATAACAGCTGGGTTGCTCAAGGGGGTGATTTTCACACAACACCAGTATTTACAGCGACATTTGACAAAGGATCAGAGGATCTTGAAATCAATGTAACTTCGCTAGTAGAAGAGTGGATTGCTGGAACCAAAGATAACTACGGTTTTGGCATCTTCTTATCCGGATCATATGAATCCGGAACAACATCTTATTATACAAAAAAGTTCTTCGCTAGATCAAGCGAATTCTTTTTTAAAAAGCCGATCATAGAAGCAAGGTTCAACGACGACATCAAAGATGATCGTGGTAATTTTTATTCCTCTTCTTCCCTCGCACCTGCTGAGGACAACCTTAATACAATTTATCTATACAACTATGTTAGAGGAAGGCTTAGAAATATACCGTCAATTGATACCGGCAACATCTATGTTGATTTTTATCAAACCCTAGGCGGAACAGCAGAGACACTATGTATTGATACACCAGCCACAGGCGGGTATGTCTCTGCTGGTATCTATTCTTGTTCTGTTTGTGTTTCCACAACCGCCACCACTCTTAGAGATGTCTGGCACGATGGATCAGGAACACAATTTCATACAGGAACTATTTCTGTAAATTCTCTCGCATCAGAGACACATAGTACAAACCAAAGGTATGTCCTATCAATAAGTAACATGAAAAGCCAATATAGCAATCAAGAAACTGCAAGATTTAGATTATATGCACGTGTAAAAGATTGGTCTCCAACAATTTATACTGTTGCCTCTGCAGCTCCGGAAAACTTAATAATACCATCGGCATCTTATGAGGTTTGCCGTACATCAGATGGAGCCAGAGTTATACCTTTTGGAACCGGCTCTGATTGGCATACCGGCTTGGCACATGATGTTAGCGGAAATTACTTTGATCTAGACTTATCTATGCTTGAAGCCGGTTATTCGTATGATATAAAATTTGCCTTTTATAATGATTCGGTAACCGACTGGGAAGTTCAGCCGTACAACTTTAGATTCAAAGTGAGAGAAGATGAGTACTAAACCGATTTTTGCAAAATCCGCTAATTCCGGATCAGAAGGAACAGAGTCTCCCGATTTTATTGTAGCCAAGTCCAAAGATTTAGATACATATATTCCTCCTATTGACTTCTCAACAGCATCTAACTTTGTTCGTTTTGGTTCTGGTGAAGAATATTATGCCGAGAGTATTAAGAGGATTTATAACGATTATCCGTATGATGGATCAGCTAAAGAAAAGACAAACTTCTATCTAAGCTCTTCTTATTTAGATAAATGGATGATTGATAATAAGTATCCAAGATATTCAGGATATGCTGCTTTTGATGGAACATCTTACTTGCAAGTAAACAGGGGTTATCAAGAAGCAACAGTTCCATCGTCAACTAAGCTCTCAACACTCTTTGGTTCCAAGAAGGTTATACAAGATACAACAAAAAGAAGAAAACAAACAGCTTATTTTGATTTTGATGATGGTGTAACTTGGGAATGGAGAATGAAGATTGATGGATTTAATGGCTCATATAGTGGATCTTATTTGTATAAATTTTCTTCCGATGTGGGCTTTATCAATGTGGCATTAATTCATCAAGATCATCCCGTCAGCCCTACAGGCCAAAGTGTATTTAATCTTAATATGTCCTCATCAGCAGGTTGGTTTGGAGCAACAATTTCAAATGACAACACTGTAACCACTTCGTCAATTGCAGACGGCTCATGGCACCATTATGCTATAAGTCTTTTTAGACTTGGATCTGATCTGGTATGTGATTTTTACTTTGATGGAAAGATAAATAAAAGAAAAGCGATAACAGCAGCCACATTTCCAAATCTGACCAGCTCTGTTACAAGCTTTATAATGTCCGGCTCTTGGAGTGTAGGTGCAACACCTTACGGCTCTGGTCCCTCAATTGACTTTGGAGGTTAAAAATAATTTATGGCTATTACACTTACTATACATTCTTGTTCATTTGACGAGTTTCGTTTTTGGAATAAAAAACGAACACCAGAAGAAATTTATAGAAACTATCAATCAACAATTGATGGCGGCGCTTCAACAGACGACTACAAGACAGAACTTTCAATGTATTTTAAATTCAATGAAGGTAACACAGGCACAGACTCTGAGGACAGAGTAGTCCTTGACTATTCCGGAAGAATTTCAAATGCATATTGGCAGGATTATTCTGCTGGTCTTCGTGCCACTGGTTCTTCTTTAACCTCTGAAAGAGGCGATCTGATTATAAGATCCAGTCACCCAGATGTTATTGCTCTAGAGACTGAAATGCAAACTAGCGGATCTAATCATGATGCTAATAATAACATGTATTTGTATGATCTGACGCCACAATGGATAAGAGATGAAGATGAACAAAATGGAAAAGAGTTCAAGAAGCTTGTTCAAATAATTGGTTCTTATTTTGATACTCTATACGCACAAGTGGAAAGACTACCGGAACTTCGTGATAAGGGCTATACAACTTCGAATAACAAAGCAAAGCCATTTGCGAATCGTCTTCTAAGCGATAAAGGGTTTAATGTTGAGGATGTTTTAACCAATCGATCAATTTTGGAATTTTTCAATTCCCGCGATCTGAATGGTAATAAATACGAAAAAGAAATTACAGAGATAAAGAATCTAATTTATCTCAACATTTACAACAACCTCGAACACATTTACAAATCAAAAGGCACCGAAAAATCATACCGAAATCTTCTTCGGTGCTTTGGCATAGATGATGAAATAGTAAAGCTTAACCTCTATACAGACAATGCAACACAATATCTTGTTGACAAGACCAAACACACCTCACAAAAGACCAAGCATATTGATTTTTCTAGACCTGCTCGTTTCGGAGCAACAGTGTACCAACAGAATTTCATTTCTGGCTCAAAACTTGAGAGATTAGAGAAGAATTTAGCACTAACTGCCGAAGTTGAGGTATTAGTACCGGTAAAACCAAAGCAAACAGATTCTTCTTATTTTTACACAAGTTTTCAATCATCTTCGGTATTTGGACTTGATGCAGTAGATTCATCCGGAGTTCAATATAGTGGATCAAATCTCCACGACAACTTTCAATTATATTTGGTTAAAGATGCCGTGGAGAGTACACGAGCCAAATGGGTTCTAGAACAAATAAATCATGGCACATCCACAACCTCAATTGTATTGACTTCTTCTTATTATGATGAGATCTATAACAATCAAAGATGGAACTTGGCGGTTAGAGTATACCCTGAAGGTTATCCCTTTGCTGGTTCATACCTAACTTCATCTAATCCTTCATACACTTTGGAACTTTATGGAGTTTCTCACAATTTAGACGAAGTCTTGCATGAATTTAATGTATCAACGACTCTATTACATGAAACAGGCTCATCACTATTATCAGCTGATAAGAAAGCATATGTTGGTGCTCGTCGCACCAATTGGTCTGGCTCGGTTGTTACCAATAGTGATGTTAAGATCGCTGCGACCTCAATTTACTTTGATAAGCTCAATAATAAATCAATAAAACAGCATAACAAAGATCCCATGAATTATGGGCATGATAAAGTATTTGGAAATCCAACGCTTTTTGCTACAAACCAAAGCGGAGTTCACATTCCAGCCCAAGATAGCTTGGCACTTCATTGGGATTTTCAAACGGTATCAACTTCTGATTCAAGCGGAGAGTTTGTAGTTGAGGATTACTCAAGCGGCTCTTCAACAGGAAGATATGGATGGCTTGAAAATGTAATCAAAGCAGAACACAAAGGAACCGGAGATGAATTTCCAGTTTCTTCAACAGCTGTTGTATCAAACGAGTTTATTTTCGCTTCAAAGAAAGAGCTTCCAGAGATCTCCTTTACATCCGACACAATAAAGATAATGGGAGATGCCGATACCTTTCTCTATGAAGATGAAGACGTTACCGACAACATTTTTTCATTTGAAAAGAGTATGTATCAATCAGTATCAGAAAACATGCTAAACATGTTCTCAACAATCGTTGAGTATTCTAATCTATTTTCAAAGCCAATTGATAGATACAGACAGGATTATAAGAGATTAGACCATGCTCGCCAAATCTTTTTCGAAAGAGTAACAGGTGACATGGATTTGGACAAATTCACAGAGTATTTTAAGTGGATTGATCGATCAGTTTCCTATTTTTTAGAACAGCTTCATCCGGCTTCTGCCAAGTTCAATGCAGGACTGTCGGACATGGTTGAATCTCATATTCTCGAGAGACCAAAGTACCAACATAGGTTTCCATCAATTGAATCTAAAACAATAACCGACAGCGGAGTCAAAGGCGGAATCAAAGGTATAGCAGAGCGCCGTTATAATTGGCAATACGGACATGCTCCGGATTATAAAAACGAAGACTACAATGCAAAAGCAGTTAGCCTTGCATCCACATGTTGTTTACAATATGCAGATAGAACCGTATTTACCGGTTCTTCCGGAGCACTTTCAATAGGGTTTTGGTTTAAGCCTGCGAACACCACCATTGGCCGAGTTATAATTGACTTTGGTAATAATTTAAAAATCTCACAAAATGCTACAAACAAAATAGTTGCAACGATTGTCACGTCTGGTGGAGTATCAGTCGGAACAACTACTGCCAACCCAGTTACAACCGATGCATTTATTTTAATTTCTTGGGACCATGCTGATCCGACTAATGGAGATGTTAACATATATATTCGAGGCTCTGTGGAAGAAGACATGGCATATAGCGCAGGAGCAACCGCATTTAGGGCCCTAGACGCTGGGTCTTTACAAATTGGATCAGCAGCGGTTGATGGCGATGTATTTGATGAAGTGTCCATTTGGGACAAAATAATGACAGCAGCTGATGCCACAAGCATCTATAATTCTGGTGTTGCACAAAATCTTTTAAATCACCCATCCGCATCTAATCTCGTATCTTATTACAGAATGGGAGACCACCCAGATGACCCAGATGATGACCCATATAAAGGCTTGACGCTGAAAGATTCAAAAAGCGGATATCACCTATCTGTAAAAGGTGTCGGCTCTACTTACACGACTGCTATTCCTACATCTTTTAAAGTGCCAAATACAAACAAAAATATTCATTGTTTATGGCATAATGATAGAGAAGAAAGATCCGGAACAAACAGTCCGGACCGAGAGCAAATTAGAAAAGTATTGACGACACAAAAAGATGCTGTTGGGCCTAGTTTTGGAGACAATAGTCAAAACATTTATACTGGTGGCACTTATGCTTTGAGAAGATTTGCAAATCCTTATAAGTTTAGTGCCGAAGAGCAAAGAACCATACATGGCGGAACAAACTATGCGACACCAAAAGATCGCGATTTCATAAAGCCACTTGTAGCACCCCACGGAACTACTTCTGATGGTGCCCCACAGAATGTCGTTGTTTTAGGTGTGGGAACAGGTCAAGGACTAATAGATCCCTCTCCTTGCGAAGACGTTGAGCTTGGCCCAACAGAGAAGGAGAAATATAATTCAGTTGCGATCGTAGGTGTTTATTCTAATTTCGACGGGTCTGCTCCTGCTTCTGGATCAAGTGTATATGCTACACCAGAATTTGCGTATAACATAAAAGGCGAAAAGATCTTTCCTTTCAACCTAATCAAAGGTACTAACGATAGTGGCTATAATTCAACAATCCACAATCTTTATGAAAAAGATGCAATTCTAACCAACCTACATTCAGATACAACTGACTATACCAACGAAATACCAATTCAAGGCCCATTTACAAATCAATGGGTTGGTGGAAGACAATCCAGACATGTTGGCATTAATTTAGGAACAGACGGAGCCACTTCGAGACCTGAAGAGTGGAGAATTTTAGTTGGAGAGCATGAGTCACTAGATGTCGTTGACGGTGCTCTGGGCTTTACTGGTCCTGATTACGGAGGACCATATCCCGATGCCACCCGCCCATGGGCTATTCGTTATCGTGACACCCGTGCAAAAAGACCGGTCAATGTTGCAAATGTTAGTGGATCACAATACAATTTAGGAAACTACCAGAGAAACTATGAAGTAATAAATGTGGTAGGTAGAAAAGAAAACAATAGAATCTTCCGAATCAGTGGCTCAATAAGAAATTATTTAGCAACAGACATTTCAGTATTACCAGAAACTACAAACCAAATAGGGTTATTGGGCATAGATTCCTCAACCAACGGAAACACACAGCTTAATTTCGAAGGGACAAATAGGATTTCCGATGGGGTGAAACAACAGTCTGATTGGGAAAACAATTCTGCTGGCAATGAAACCGTGATTGTAAGTCGCTTCTCTGCTCCCGGCGGTATTGAAACCGGCCCTGCTTATATGGATGTATATTCAAAAGAATACTCCCCCTATAACTCTTTGAACTATAGAAACTATACTGTTATTGGACGAGCAGACACTGGATCTGCTGGAAACAGTGGAGAATCTGGTACAATCAGAGTTAATTCGCATGCTGACCGACGAGAGGGCTTGAATCATCTTCATGCAAGGCATTCTGGTAAGTTTGGTATTGATTCACTACATGGAGCGGTTTCCGCAACAGACTATGTGGTCGAACCATCGTTTCACAAAATACATAGAAATACAGCATTACGACCAATCAGTGGATCATCTGCAATAGATGAAATTCATGACAACTTCTTTATTCAATCAGTTTTGCCACAATCTGACTACAATTATAGTTGGGTAACTTCTTCATTAGGAAGTAATTACTCTGTTAGAAGCGGAACACAAAAAGTCTTTGGATTTTGGCCTAAGAGCGGCATCTTATCCTCTTCAAGTGGATTTGATTCGGCCATTTCGTTTCCATCTGCATCACAAATATACGGGAGTTAATAATGCCAATTAATTTGGATTTAGTGGGACTGAATACACTTGTCAATGAGCCAATCACTTCATCAACGAATACGATAGGTTACCAACCGCACGAACATATCGTTCGCCGCGCATTAGCAAATAAGTATGTAGACGATGGAGGTTCTGCCTCAGATTACTACATAGCCAGTAAAGAAACTGGTTTTAGCGGATATACAACGACTGGTCCATTGTCAATTACATTTTGGGCAAAAATAGATTTAGACGAATCAGTGCGAAGCGAGCACAATTCACATGTATTATTGGCAACTGATGGGGCCAATAATTCATTAGCAATTGTCTTCCACCACACAGCACAAGACAGTGGCAATTATACTGGTGGTAAGATTATTTTTAGTGTTCTAGAAGGCTCAAATGTAAATCAATTTTATTGGACCTCACTTAGCACTTCTTGGAGTATACTGGGTTCACTAAACCACTTTGCTTTAGTTTGGGATGGGGACAAAGATTCAAATCCTGTTCTCTATATTAACGGTGAACAAACTGTTGATTCACAATTTCTATTTTCGGTATCTAATAGAAATATGACTACAAGCACGAGAAACAACATCGATCTATTGCGAGTTGGCGGGTCGGCCCAAGATGAAAATAATTTGCATGGCTCCATGTCTGAATTGGTTTTATGGAAGAAGCAACTTTCTTCTGCCGAAGCTAGATCGTTCTATAGAGAGCGAAGATTTGTTGACTACTCAATTTATTCATCCGATATTATAGACTATTGGAAGTTAGGCGAAGATCTAGCGAGTACTTTTAAAATCGGAGACTCTGTTGCATTGAGTACCACAATTAGTTCCGCGATATCAAACAATGATCTAACAACATCTGCCAACACAACAGTGGCCAAAGGTCTTGTCTTTGATTCTATTGTTAATTTGAATGTTGGAATTATAAATGCAGATGATTATCTGGTAGCACTCAACATACATCGAAATGGGTTGTATGGCTATCCCATATTCAAGCAGATAAGAGCAGGGCAAAATCCTCTTACAAGGTATCATAACAACAACTCTATCTTTTCGTATGTTTCGGAAGTTGGAGAGATCAAACAGAAATTTAATGGTTCTCAATTGATTCAAACCTATAGAGAAAAACGAGGAAGCTTATATCAAATAACCGAATCTGTTGTCATTTCTTCAAATAAGCCAATCATGCTCGTAGGATCCGTACAAAGAGGTGATGATGATAATGGAGAATTGGACAGAGTAGAGATTCTAACATCTTTCAATAATGAAAACCAATACTTTGCAAATGAACAGGCCAACAGACATCATGGCATCATTTACGATGTAGTAGAAGGATACGATGAGCTAAGCGACATTTATTTAGATGGTGGATTAGACGGAGACAATTCTCCTTTAGATCAATTTGAATTGTTGAAATATTCACAAACAATTTATCCAAAAGCCGGAAACAGTTATCTGAACGAAGTAAGGGGTCGCCCTAACTTTGAATCTGGCTATTGGAGAGATCTCCGAACCAATAGAAATGAAACAGGGGCAATAGATAACGGCTTTGGCTTTACAATTCCATCACAATCTGTGTGGGTATTAGACACAGAAGATAATTGGGCTGCAAGAACCCTATCTGCCTCTGTTGGTTCATTTACAGCATCAATTGGATGCGATTTTGATTTTAACACATCCTCGGGTTCTGCCGGTGGTTTCGAGTTCGGAGCAGCAGAGATCTCTTTCTTTGCTTATGATGCCGATGGTAATGATCCCGGTGTTATTTCGGATTACACCACAGCACAAGTTGGTGACATCGTCGGTTATAGAATAACTGCCGAGAAGTATTCATTGAACTCGGTTGATGGTACCGCAAGATTCTGGAATGCATGGTCTAATGCAATGGATGCTGGTAACTTTAGAGTTGATCCATATACTGCGAATTACATCACAAGATCTGCATACACATCGACTGGCAATGATGATTCTGATCCGTTTTACCTACAAGTCAATTCATCTACATTTAATGAAGCAACTTGGAAATCAGAATTTGATAATCTTTATCTTCACTTTTGGGCAAAGGACATTTCTTCAACAACAGAAGGGTATCTTTATCGTGAAGTGGACTCAACACAAATCAACAGAAGATCAGTGTATTTCAGTGGCTCTACAATAGAGGTATTACATTCCACCGTATTTAATAATCAATTTGAAGATGGAGCAACATCTATTCACACCGGCTCAACGAAAGCACTTGGTGCCGTAGCCATATCACATGATTTAGATGCAGAGTCCACCTCTAGGGGTCAAGAGTGGAATAACCACATAATAAAGTTATCTAGTAACTCTGGATCTATAAGTCAAACAAGTGATATAAACTTTAAATTGAATGGCAATTTGAGATTTAGTCCGAACTGGAGTGCGACTTCTATAAGCGACACACTAAACTTTTACACTGCCAACAAGACCGCAACAACTTTATTTACAAGTACAACAGCACAAGGCAAAAACACCAATGATAGTTTCACCAACGGATCGGGACCGTACAATCTTTCTATGGGATCAGCAGATAGGCTTATAACATTTTTTCTCAAAGTAATCGGAACCACAACCCAAACTATTTTCAAGTTCTATACCAACTCTAACAATTTCATATTTGGTCAAATTAGTGGAACAACCTTGACAATCTCTATTTTTAGCACTTCTAGCGGATCGCTCAAAACTAGAGTCTATACATATGATGTTTCCGATCATATAGGAACTCTCACCAAATACATAATTTTTGATGAGACCGCTGCAGGACAGTATGTCCCATTGAAGCTTTATGCCTACACCACCAGCGGACTGGTTGAAATAGCAGGCAGCGAAGCTTACTCAGACCCTCTTCCTAGAGCCGCTCTTGCTACCACTTTTCAACAATACAGCTTGTATTCAATTGATTCCGATTCGTACGGAGGAGGGCAAATCCTAGCAGATTTCGCAATTATAACGGGCTCCGCCTTTACAGAAGCACATCTCAATTTATTGGCAAATTCTGGTTCGACAATAGACCTTACAAGTTCTTATTGGACAGGCCCAGATCCTGTCGCATGGTGGAGATTAGGCAATGGATCCAGCGATCCAGCAAACTATGATGGAAATGATGGTTCAAAAGATATTTTGCATGATTATGCTGGGTATGCTGGTGGTCCTTATCACATTACGGCATCAGTCGGTTTTACCACCACTGCTAATACAGGCCCTCCAAGAAACCTCACAGACCGCATCGGTTATCACACATCTTCCGTATCCGAAGTATTTGTTATGTGTGCGACCTCAAGCACCAACAATGTAGCAACAGATTACTTTAAGAACGGAAACATCGCAGAATTAGCACTGTTTTCTGGCTCAACAAGCTTCAATAGTTCTGAATTAGCAGTGTCTCCAAAGTATTGTTATGTGGATCTCACAAGCTCAGCAGTGACAGGACAAACAGCATCACTGTGGTATGCTTTCAGTGGTTCTTCAGATTTCTTCGCAGCAACAAGCAGTGTTGTCGCAAACATAGGAACAGGACTATCAGCAACCTACACACTGTCATCATCTTATACCAGCACTTCTCCATCCGGATCCAAGACACAAGGCTTGGTCACTGGTGGTTCCGCCGTATTTACATTCAAAGCCAACCAACCGCTACAAGGACAAGGAACCAATCAGGCCCTGCCCGGAAGCGGTATACTAAACTTTGTTTCTTCTGCTGTTGCTGGTGATGCTTTATCTGATACATTTTTCTTAGGAGCGACCTACAATGCTTCCGGAAGTCCCGGAATACTTCAAAATTCCTATAATTCATTCAATGCCGAAGTGCTTGACACTACTTTAAACTTGGATGATCAGCTCTATGCCGCACCTTCATATACTCGGAGACATTCGTTGAAGATTTCAAGTTCATTTGGAAATCCATTTGGAATCAACCCACAGATAGGTGCCACAAGAAACCTTTTAGAATTTGAATTATTCCAAGGAACCGCTTTTTGGGATGTCCCGACACAATCAGGTAGAAATCCGTTTTATGATTCTTATGATGCTTATGCTGAAAACATTAGGCTTTTTGCAAAAGACCATACGGTGGTACCGGAATTTAAGATCTCAAATCATATAGATAGATATTTGAATTCCGGAGATACTGATTTTGGCGCCAACGATCTCCCGCTTCTGGAAATCACCGGCGGTAAATCTGGTGCCTCTAATTCCGATGAAGCAGAATTCTTCGAGGTTTATTCAACTACGGACTTTTTGAAGAACTTTGAAATCATACAAGACGATCATAAGGGTTTTGTCGACCCATTGGCACTTACACTTAAGTGCAAAGCGGTCAAGAAGCTGCTACCTTATGAAGGCTTTTATCCGGCACAGAGAACAGTTGATATTGCAAAACAGTTTTACGATTCATACGGACAACACTTAAACTTCAGCTCTTCCTTTGCCGACGGCACAGGTGCCGACTATGCAACACAGTTCCTTCTTCAACCTCTATTTTCTCCCGGAATCTTGTTCAATTCAATCAAATCTGGGATAGCATGTGATTATCCAATGATGACAGGATCATTCACCACTTCATCAATAGAGCTAGATGGTAACACCACCGGATCTTATTACATCAATGAACAATTCCACAGAAGAGTGCCATTTGAAGCCCTCCTAGAACCAGAAAAACACCTAGCCAATTTTACCATGGGGTCGCAAGAACCAGATCCTAGGGGTTCTGTTGACGCCACTGTTAATTGGAGCGGCCAAGGCGATCAGAAATACAGATTAATGATTTCAAACTTTTTATCTGAGGTCGGAGGTTTCTTTTTAGAAAATGAAAATTATACAACAATAGCCTCGCTCCCACAAGCCGATCCAAACTTCGGAAATGCAGAAGCAGGGAAGGCATACATGATGAGAATATCACTATACCGATCCACACAAGGGCCCAAAGATGTTTGGACAACAGATCCAGCAAAATCTTATTATTCACCATCACCATCAGATCGGTTCGGTCTACCGCAAGACACAGGAAGCATAAACGAAACCATCACAATGTATTCTAGGCCAAGCGGATTTGGCCCACCACAAAGACTCCATCTGTCCGGTGCATCGGGC